GAAGAAAAACTCAACGAGCAGATTGAGAAAAATATTTCCCTTAACAAGCGTCTCGCAGAGTCGGTTGCTGATGGAATCTTAGATCAGGTCTCTGAAGGTCTTGCACAGACTCAGAAAGAGAAGCTCGCTTCACTTGCCGAAAGTGTTGAGTTTGAAAGTGAAGAAGAATATCGTGAAAAGCTGGAGACTTTGAAGGAGGCTTATTTCTCATCAAAGGCAGTATCTCCATCCGCTAAGTCTGAAACCCTCTCCGAAGGTGTTGATGCTTCACCAGAGTCGTATTCGAACTCAATGAGCGCATACCTCAGAACTCTGGGTTCTTTTAGCAAATAATTGAATTTAATATAATTCAAACAAACAAACAATCACTTTATAGGTAACAGCAATGTTTCAATCCGAAAGATTGCAGGAAAAGTGGGCACCTCTCCTCAACTATGAGGGACTTGATCCAATCAAAGATCCCCATCGTAGAGCGGTAACCGCCGTCCTGCTGGAAAACCAAGAAAAATTCCTCCGCGAAGAGCAAGCATTCTCCCACAGTGGAATGCTCATGGAAACCCCAACCAACAGTGGTAACGCTCCTGGTGCTTCAGGTGGTTTCTCTGGATCTGCTACTGAGACTGGTCCTGTCGCTGGTTTCGACCCTGTTCTGATCTCCCTGATCAGACGCTCCATGCCTAACCTGGTCGCTTATGACCTGGCTGGCGTTCAACCAATGAACGGTCCTACTGGACTCATCTTCGCAATGCGCTCCCGTTATAAGAACCAGGGCGGCACCGAAGCTTTCTACAACGAAGCAGATACCGCATTCTCTGGTCAGAACGAAGGATTTGACCTGACTGCTGGATTCACCGCAGTTAATGCTGGTATGGGTACTACTGCCCAGTCTGGCACCAACCCATCTGTTCTCAACCCTGTTGGCACCGCATCATCCGTAGGATATGTTGTTGGTCAGGGCATGGTAACTGGCGACGCTGAAGATCTTGGCACCACTGGTGACAACTTCAACGAAATGGCTTTCTCGATCGAGAAAGTTACCGTTACCGCCAAGTCACGCGCTCTGAAGGCTGAGTACTCATTAGAACTCGCCCAAGACCTCAAGGCAATCCACGGTCTGAACGCTGAAGCAGAACTCGCCAACATTCTCTCTACTGAGATTCTGGCTGAGATCAACCGCGAAGTTATCAGAACCATCTATAAGGTTGCTGAGCAAGGCGCTGTTTCTAATACCGCTACCGCTGGTGTATTTGACCTCGACGTTGATTCCAACGGTCGTTGGTCTGTTGAGAAGTTCAAGGGTCTCCTGTTCCAAATCGAGCGCGATGCTAACGCAATCGCACAAAGAACTCGTCGCGGAAAGGGCAACATCATCCTGTGCTCTGCTGACGTTGCTTCAGCACTGACCATGGCTGGTGTTCTCGACTACACCCCTGCACTCAACGCTAACCTGAACGTTGATGACACCGGTAACACCTTCGCTGGTGTTCTCCAAGGTAAGTATCGCGTCTATATCGATCCTTATTCTGCAAACCTGACCGCAGGTAACGCAAGTGCTGGTAACCAGTACTACGTTGTCGGTTATAAGGGTTCTTCACCTTATGACGCAGGTCTGTTCTATTGCCCATATGTTCCCCTCCAGATGGTTCGTGCCGTTGGAGAGAACACCTTCCAGCCCAAGATTGGCTTTAAGACCAGATATGGTCTGGTCGCCAACCCATTTGCTGAAGGTCTCAACCAGGGTATGGGAACCCTCAACGTTAACCAGAACCGTTACTACAGACGTGTTGCTGTTAAGAACCTCATGTGATTCATACTCACAAGAGTTTTCTGGGGGACCGAAAGGTCCCCTTTTTTTATCTAAATAGTTAAAAAACCCATGGCATACTATATCAAAAAACCAAGTATTATTGATAGTAGCATCACTGTTTACTATTCTGGTAATAGTAGATGGACTGATGATTTCTCCCAAAAATCATTATATGCTTCGGAAGAGGCAGCACAAAATTTAATGGTTAATAATGATGGGAAGAATGGCGGTTGGTCAAACGCAATTGTTGTTAGTGAATAATGGCAAAGTCTAACATTTTCAGAAATCAAATTCAAAATAGAAACTTCTTATCTCCAACAGGATTTAAATTTACGTTGAGTAGAGCACCAAAGGTTTCTTTTTTCAGCAATTCGGCAATCATTCCAGGATTGACATTAGGAATTGCTGTGCAACCAACATATCTCAAAGATATTGACAGACCTGGAGAAAAGATTGAATTTGAAGATTTCACCTTGAGATTTTTGGTTGATGAAAATCTTGAAAACTATATGGAAATCCAAAATTGGATTAGAGGATTGGGATTTCCAGAATCTTTACAAGAGATATACGATTTACAACAAGAAAGAGACTTGGTAGATTCTAGCAATACTGGATTGTTTAATATATTTTCTGACGGAACTCTAACAGTTTTTTCCAGTTCAAATACTCCAAACTTTAAAGTCGTCTTTAAAGACCTTTGGCCATATAGTTTGACAGCACTAAACTTTGATGCTACAGACACTGACATAGAATACTTTACAGCAGAAGTAACTTTCAAGTATACTATCTACAACATAACAAATCTTGCTGGCACTGATTTATGAATTTTGATCTTGATAAAATTCAAGAAATGTGGGTGAAAGATTCAAAAATTGATATGGACAATCTTCATACAGAATCTACGAATATCCCATCTCTTCATGCAAAATATTTTGAACTGTATAATACTATCTTTTTATTAAGGAAAAAAGCAGAACAACAAAGAAAAAATATAAGACACGAACGCTACGAATACTTTAGTGGAAAAGCAGATCCTGATATCTATGTAGAGAATCCTTTTCCAAAAAAAATTCGTGATAAAGATACCATGCAAAAATATCTTGATGCCGATGAAAAACTCTCTACGATTTGTCTAAAGATTGATTATTATGACACAATGTTAGTGTATATTGAAAGTATCCTAAAACAAATAACTAATCGCACATATCAAATCAAAAATGCTATTGAGTTTATGAAATTTAATGCGGGACTAGGATGATGGATACAGATAAACCGCATATTTCAATTAACTTTCAAATTGAAGATGTGAAAATGCAATATGCTGCCATGGAAAAATACATGGAGGATATGGATGAAGTAAGTTGGGAATATAGACATGCAGATAAAATAAAAACTGAACTGTATAGAGTAATTGCCCATCACAAATTTCATTCAGAAAATAAAGAATAAATATTTCTAGATGAATGGATTCATGTGATTGATACAACAGCAAATCTTGTTATATCAAAGTCTAACGAAGTATTTTTAAAAATAAAAACAGAACCTCATATTGAATATGAACTTAGAGATCACTTTAAGTTTGAGGTTCCCAATGCAAAGTTTATGCCCCAATACCGTGGCAGGAATTGGAATGGGGAAATTCATTTGTATGACATGCGTTCTAAGCAGATCTATGTAGGTTTGTTAGATAAACTTGTCAATTTTTGCAAGCAATACGGATACTCATATAAATTTGAAGATAACAAATTCTACGGAACTCCTTACGAAGAGAATGAGGAGATTTCGTATGAAGGTGTTAAGGGTTACATGAATTCCATTTGTGCCCATACTCCCAGGCAATATCAGATTGAGGGAGTACATGATGCCCTAAAGCATAATAGAAAACTATTGATAAGCCCCACTGCCAGCGGCAAATCACTGATGATTTATTCCCTTGTAAGATATTATGTGGATAGAGGGAAAAAAATTCTTTTAGTTGTTCCGACGACATCTCTTGTAGAGCAGATGTACAAGGATTTCCTTGATTATGGTTGGGATGCTGATTCATATTGCCACCGTATCTATTCTGGTAGAGAGAAAAGTAATGATGCTCCAGTTACTATTACTACTTGGCAATCTGTATACAAACTGGAAAGATCTTTTTTTGAAGAATATAATTGTATTATAGGAGACGAAGCGCATTTATTCAAGTCTAAATCTTTGATTCAGATTATGACTAAACTTCATCATGCAAAGTATCGTTTTGGTTTCACTGGAACCCTTGATGGTACTCAAACACACAAGTGGGTTTTAGAAGGACTATTTGGTCCATCATATAAGGTTACAAGAACTGATGAATTGATGAGACAAGGACATCTTTCTCAACTCGATATTCAATGTCTTGTTCTTAAACATCCACCACAAAATTTTGAAACTTATGAGGATGAAGTACAATATCTTATTTCTCATGAGCAGAGAAACAACTTTATTAAAAATTTAACTTTAGATTTAAAAGGAAACACTCTTGTTCTCTTTGCTAGAGTGGAGGCTCATGGAGCAGTGTTGTATGAGAAGATAAATAAAGACAAAGGCGAAAACCGTAAAGTATTTTTTGTACACGGTGGAGTTGGAGCTGAAGAAAGGGAACTAGTTAGAGAGATTACAGAAAGAGAAAACGACGCAATTATCGTTGCTTCCTATGGAACTTTTTCTACTGGTATCAATATTAAAAATCTCCATAATGTTATCTTCGCCTCACCTAGCAAATCCAGAGTCAGAAATCTTCAAAGCATTGGACGAGTTCTTAGAAAAGGAAAGGACAAAGTAAAAGCAGTTCTTTTTGATATATCAGATG